ACGTGTTCATATTGGTATGCGTAAGGTGTATTTATTCCACTCATATTCGATTGCTCCTAGCGGTTTGTTTGTGGATTGCCCACATATCGTTCATTGTGACTTCGTTTTCGGGGCCAACAATCAACACTTTACTCGGGTCTGGCGGTTTATCTTTCGGTTCTTCCCGCCAACTAATTGCTAACATCCTCATTGCATCTGCGGGGTGACTTGTCCAATCGTGCTTGGGCGTTTGCCTGAAAGCCTTTTTGTCCTCGTCATACTCACGCTGATACTGTCTCAACGCCTCAATCCCATCCGCGCACTTCTCGGCATCAAACCAACATCTTGGCAATGCCATCCTCACGGCTTGAATACCATCTTGAACGGTCAAACTAGGCACAATTGCTAAGTTGTTAATGCCCAAGTGTGCGGCCATTTGCTCAATTACCGACTTCCCACCGCTTGCCAAAGTCCTAGCTCTCGCATCATGCGGTAAGTAGTGTTTTCCGTAATTGTAGGGTTTTTCTTTGATTTTGGTAACAAATTCTTCAATTGTTCCACCAGAAAGGGCAAAAAAATCAACAATATGGATTTCGCCCGCAATGACTTGATACCACCAAATGGCCGTGTCATCGGTGTGACCTAAGTCCCAAGCCGTGTGTGTCTTGACCTCAATTTGATTCTCAACCTTGGTTATGCGCCCGTCCTCGCTTACCTTGCGCATCTCCGTGCCCCATATCGCACCAACGATGGCCGCCTCAAAGCTGCACTCATACTCTTGAAGATATTGATCTTCCGCTAGTTGTGCCCGAGCCGCATCTAACTCGGTTTCGGGCAATAACTTTGACTTGCTTGCGGGTAAGGATAGGGAAAACCACTCATTCGGTAGTTTCTTGCTTGTTTCGTAGATGTTCCAAAACTGATTCTTGCCCTTGGGCGTGCCACCAAAGACGCACCACCCTTGTTTATCGGATAGTGCTGGCCTCACCACGTTACCCCACACGCTAGGCTTGAAGTCGCCATATTCGTCTAGGTAAAGGCCATCAAAGCCTAATCCACGCATGGCATCGGCATTGTCCGCACCAAATAGCCTGATCTTTGCACCGTTTAGCAGTTCAATGATTAAGTCGGCCTCATTGCTTGACTTGGTTATTGGACGTGAAAAGTATTTAAGGTAGTCCCATGCCACGCTCTTGGCTTGGCTTCTATACGGGGCAACATACCCAAACAAGGGCATGGGGCTTTTGCAAGTGATGGCCGCCCTAATAATGTCATTGATGGCCGCCACGGTCTTGCCCGCCCTTCGGTGAGCTACCAAGCAAGCCCATCTCTCGGTTCTAGCGTGAAACTCCCTAAATTGCTTTCTAGGGCTATACGGTATTTCTATGATTCCGCTTGCCATCTGATAACCATTTCAGACCCATCTGGGCCGCTAAGTTCTACCGCTTGGGTTTCTTTCCATCTAGCCCGTGTTTTTAACCAGAAAATAGCCGCAGCAGTATTGCCTTTTTTTGCCTGTTGAAACAACGTCTGTCCAATGCTTGCATTGGCATCAATGCGCCCATCGTCCAGTTCTTTCTTGTAATACTTCACAAGCGTATCCGAGCTAATCTCTAGCTTGGTCGCTATGTCTTCAAAGGTAATGCCAACCGCTGCCAATGTCTTTACTAGCTTCTTGTTTTCAATAGTCGGGGTATATTTTTTGCCTTGCTGCACTTTATATCTCCGAAAGTTCTTCTGTCAATATGGAGCGTGAAGGTCGGTGACGCACCGCCGCTGTGTCGAGGGAATCGACCATCGCCTGCTTTTCACGCTTAGGGTAAGGCTTTGCTAACTTTGCAACTTGATTTCTCATTTCATCATCAAGTGGCATTAAATATCTGTGCTTACCTACTGTTTTAATAATTTTACATTCACTAGGTTTTACAGTCTTGCGTTGTTGACCTTGTTGAATGTTCCATCCTTTTTCGCTAACTTGTCGAGAATGTAACCTTTTTCCCTTATGCCAATATTCAACGCTTGGTGCTGTATCTCCGCAATATACCCAATTCCCCGCTTGATAGACACCTCCATGATGACCATATTGAGGGTCCGCAAAAGAAACAATCAATTTTAAATTAGGACTATTCTTTTTTAAAAACATCAAAGCAAATTTTACTATTCTGCTAACAGGGCTTTTGTGCGCAGTCAAAGCAATTCTAGTTAATTCACATCCTTCATCTTGTTTTAACCCGTAGGGAGTCATTAAATTAGATGACGCACCTCTGCTAAAAACAACTACACCGATAAACTTTCCATCTTCCCAAGCGCCAATCTTTACTAATGGCGGCACAGGAATTGATTTGCTGTAATGCCACGTTGTGCAAGCGTATTTAGTTGCTTCATGGCTTGCCCAATCAATTTTTAAATTAACTTTGTCTAGCATCAAATTCTTTCCCGCAATGTGGGCAAGCAATCCATTTAGGGTCAAGTTGATCTAATTTACCTTGCTCATCCTCTGTTGCTGGCTCAAAGTCTGGACCGCCATTTATTAAGGTTTGTATTTCAGTAGGGTCAAACCCTAATATGTCCAAGGCAAACCCGTCAGCCAACAAGTCGTTTAACTCAATAGTCAGCATTTCATTGTCCCACCCTGCGTTCAGTGCCAGGCGGTTGTCAGCAATGATGTAAGCCTTGCGTTGGGTTTCTGTCAGGTCTTTTAACTCAATTGTGGGGACTACCTTGTATTTCAGCTTTCGGGCTGCCATTACCCGTCCATGACCCGCAATGATGCCGTTTTCCCCGTCAATCAGGATTGGGTTAGTCCACCCAAACTCTTTAATGCTTGCCGCTATTTGAGCAATTTGGTCTTCCGAGTGGGTGCGGCTGTTTTTAACATAAGGAATTAAATCTTCTATCTTGCGTTCAATTATTTGCATTGAGTCATTGCCTTTTTGGGTGAGGGCGTTGATTTGGTCTTTGCTTATGTGTGCGAGAAAACAGGAAAATTACACACTCGACATCCTCAATTGCCTGTTTAACCGCCCTCGTTCTTTTTTCTATCCATTGCCTTCATTGCCTCGGCTAGGCGTTTACCCTTATCCGCTTGATTGTAGTCTTTCGCTACGCTTACGGGGATGCCCATCTTTTTGGCAAACTCGGGGTTATGCGCGGCTGCGGCCATCATTCTTGCTTGTGCGGGTGAATGGCTTGGCATGGCTTAGTCCAAGAATTTAAGTTTGTATAGGGTAGAGTCTATGTTCTCTTGAATGTTATCCACAAGCTGATTAAGTTCCGAGTCTTGGGGTAGCTCTTTCCTTATGTCCATCACGAACTTGGATAGCACTTCAAAATACTTTACGGGATCGTTGTTTGGGGGATGGTACTCATTGGGAAACTTCTTTAGTTGCCCATACTTGCCCATATAAGCCTCGGCATAAGCATCCGTTTGCTCTACGATTAGGTCATAGAACGTGCCAAGAGCCATGTGTTTGCTAAAGCTACTAGTTGTCCAGTGCATCAAATGGGCGTTTGTGCCGCAGTGCAGTAGTGCAAGGACAAAGTTTGACACATAGCCCGAATATTTATCCATGCTTTTTCCTAAAAAAAGTGGTGAGATTGCATTTTAGTACAGTCTCACCACAAGGCAACTACAATTTTAGTATATAGGAATTGGAACATCTTTGGGCCATTGATTGCTCTCAACCAAATTATTTATGGTTTTTTCATGGGCTTTTTGCCACATATCCTTGCGTTCATCCTTGGATAAATGCGCCCCTTGGTCAATCTCGTAGTGGCACTTGAGACAAAGCGCAGCCACTAGGTTGTCATCGGCCTTGATGCCCCGTCCTTTGCCACCATTCCAATTAGTGTGTGCCGCTTGAACGCCATTGTCCATGCCACAACTTTGACAAGAGAGAGCCGCCACTAGCTTTAGAAGTTTTTGACTCCTCACATATTGGTGTTTCAGGTATTGCATATTCTTTAGTGTAAAACTTGTGATTGTTGGCACATTGGCGTTTTCGGCTGACAAATTCGGGGTTTGAACGGGTATCTAAGACTTTAAGTTGATCAGATTCACAAAGGGGACACTTCATGTCTCAATCCCTTTGTCTGCCATCCAGCACAATAGCCATTCAATAAACTCCGAACCTTCCTCTTTGGTGAACTTGTGGCTTTGAACCCCTAGTTGCACCACCCTTTGTCCATCTAAACTAGGGACAACCCTACCAATCTTGCGCCCCGTGTCGTTTGCCCAAGCATCGATAAGCAATCTTTTCCAACACTCCGCATCCCAATCCGAACCCACAACCTTCATTTCTTTGGTTATTTTGTCAATCAAGGCGTGAAACATATCGTTTTGCTCATTGCTTCGGTTAGCTTTTTTGACCTCAAGGCGCAATTGCTTGCCCGCTTGCAAGGTTTCTTTGATCTTTGGCCACAAGTCTTTTAGGACGGTGTGGGCTTGTTGGCTATTGTGTAGGGTGAAAATCATGGCTTGAATCCTATAAAGTAAGCAACCAATCCCCAATGGACAATGAGCAAGATAACCAAAATGGTGTAAACGGCTTTATTGCTCATGCTTGCCTCACCATCACTTCAACCTTTGCAACTTCCCCATAAACCTTTGTGGCGTGAATTGATGTAATTTGGGAATCGTTGTCAAACACAATTTTGTCCATGCCATCAATTACGCACTTAACCACGTTATCCAAGTCGGGCTTTTTTGTGTGTTTTTCAGAACCGCTTAAACAGGCTTCTAAGCGTTTTTTTGAGTAAGACTCGGGAACGGCAAAGGTAACGTAAATAAACGCCTCTAACGCCCCTTTTAATGGCTTTGAGCCGCCCATTGCCGCCAATGCCATCATCCCAACTTCAAATTCATAGGCTTTTGTCTTTTCGGGTGTGTAAGCAACGGGAAATTTGCCCCTTGTCGAAAACCTTGGTCTGCCTTTAGCTACTGGCTCACCGTACACTGTGAACATTATTTGAATCATTTTTTGTCTTTCTGTTCGTTCATGCGTTTGCGTAAGTCATCGGCAGCCGCTTGTCCACGTTTCTTGGCAATGTCCGCTAGGGTCTGTTGCCACCAGTAATGCGCTTCCCCCCGTCCTTCCTCTAGCGCTTTCTTTTTGAACCGCCTGATCCACTCCATTGCTTCCGTTTGTTTCATAATCTCCCGTAAGTTCAAGCGCTCTTGTGATGACAAAATGGCTAAATTGTTGGCCTTCTCTGACACGATTAAGGATTGCCGTTGCTTCATGGTGTGTCATGCCTTTTTCCTTAGTTGAGCCATTCTTTCTAAATCCGCAAGGTTTGGTGGTCTTGTTATGCGTTCATCGGCTTTGATTTTTTCAAGTGCGGGGTCGGGCTCATTTTTGCTTGGAATTGTGAGCCTTACAACGTCATAAGGGTTTTGTTTTGGTGCATTGGTGCTTCTCACCCAATTGCGCCATGTTGCAAACCAATCTAGCTTTGTGCCTTTAGGTTGCGAAACCCAATAATCTTTAAATTGGTCAAAGGTTTTGACGGGGTTAAGTTCTGGCCTTGTCTGTTGGCAGAACTGCTCCCATTCCAATGGAAAACTAAAATCAATGGCGAGGCGTTTGCCGAGCGATTTCTTCTCTTTCTTTGTCTCTGTCTCTCTCTCTGTCTCTAGTAGATCAACTTGATATCCATCTGATATCAAGCCGATATCATCTTGTTCCAACCAATGAGACAACTTAATAACAATTTCTTTGGTTTTAATTTCTGTCAATCTAAGACGAAATGCAAGAGTTTTGGTGTCGGGGATGCGCCCATCATTCTCACTAGCGATTAACCAAAGCATAACCAACACTTTGGCGGCCAAAGGGTCTAATTCATGCCATTCAAGGTCGTCAAGGATGTCACGGTATAACTTCACCCAAGGAGGCCGCCTATCCTTGAAATGCTGAAACTTTGTCCAGTTTTTAATTTTCATAAAAGCCCAAAAAAAAGGGCTACACCTGAAGTCTCACCCTTACGGATGTTGGCGGACTGGCACAGTACCAGCAGACTTCATGTGTAACCCTACTGTGAAACACCGCCAAGTGTCTTTTCATAATTTTACTCTAAAAACCAACTAGGCCGCAACACCATCAATTGATAAAGCCGCCCATTTGGAATGGTTTTCCAATTATTAACTGCCGCCCTAGTGATGCCCAAGATGCGGGCTAGCTCACTCTGTGAGCCTGCAAGTGTGATAGCTTTTTGTTTATCCATTAACAAAGTATAGCAAAATAAACAAATAAACATTTGCAAAAATACAACGAGTAAAAATATTTTTATAAAAATCTTTGTTTTTGTTAAGATTAGTTTACAATTGCGTCATGCCCCAAACATCTTGGGGTCTTTTTAGGAAACCTTATGAAACATAACTTGCAACACAATTTTCAAGACGCAGTGTCATTTGATGACGGTGAGACGGTTCAAGTCGTCACCGTTGGCTATGACCACTTGCCCGAGGAAATCAACTACCCTCATGACCACAACTTTGCGGAAATGTTTGATGTGTTTGTGTTTGACGCAAACGACAAGGACATTACCTATGACATCCCAAATGACGAATACAAGCGTTTGATGGATGAGGCAAAGCGTCACTTCTACACTTGCGAGGCCGTATGAAACACAAAATTATTCAAACCCTTGTTGAGTGCTTATTAGCCATCGTTATCTTTGGCGGCATTGGCGTAATGTTAGCTTGGAGGGGATGATGATTGACCACCTTAAAGATTACTTTCGCTTGCCATCGGCCAAAGAGTTGGCGGCCAAAGAACTTGAAATGGCACAACGCAAGCTATTAGAGGCACTTAGCGCCCAAGAATACGCAAAGCGCATGGGTGACTATCACTCGGATCGAATCAAACGCCTCACGGCTTATTTAAAGGATGAAACATGAAAAACCTAGCAACCGCATTAGTCAAAGCACAAAAGGCTTTTGGCCCCGCCCTCAAAACATCTACTAACCCGCACTTCAAATCGCGTTACGCAGACCTTTCCGCTTGCGTTGAGGCGGTCATTGACGCTCTGAATGACAACGGCATTGCCTTGATTCAAAAAAACTACGATTGCGCCAACGGTGTGATGATTGAAACTATGTTTATTCACGAATCGGGCGAAATGCTTGAGTGTGGGATTCTCCATGTACCCGCCAACAAACAAGATGCCCAAGGTTATGGCAGCGCTTTGACTTACGCTCGCAGATATAGCTTGATGGCCGCTTGTGGCATAGCCCCCGAGGACGATGACGGTAACGTAGCAAGTCGCAAGACGGTTATTGAAAAGCCATCGGTTAATGAAAACGCCCTCACAGACCATTTGGCGGCTATTGAGGCATCTACCGATCAAGACAGTCTAAAAAGTGCCTACAAACTCGCTTATGCGGCTTGTAATGGCAACACGGATTGGCAAAGCAAAGTCATAGCCGCCAAGGACAAAGCCAAGGCGAAACTTTAATGTGGCGTAAACGTGAAATAGGAAAAATTATGATTGAAATGATTGAACAACGCTCGGACGCATGGTTTGAGGCTCGTATTGGCAAAGTCACCGCATCCCGTGTGGCCGATGTGATTGCCAAGACCAAGACGGGCTATAGCGCAACCCGTGACAACTACATGGCTCAATTGGTGTGCGAACGCCTAACGGGTGAAAAAGGTGATAGTTTCACCAATGCCGCAATGCAACATGGAACGGAAACCGAGCCGCTTGCCCGTATATCGTATGAAGTCGCTCAAAACGTCTTAGTCGATGAAGTGGGGTTTGTCCCTCACCCAACGATTGAAATGGCGGGTGCGTCCCCCGATGGGCTTGTGGGGGATGATGGCTTGCTAGAGATCAAATGCCCTAATACGGCCACACACATTGAGACTTTGCTAAGTCAGACAGTACCAGGCAAGTACAACACCCAAATGCAATTCCAAATGGCTTGTACGGGGCGGCAGTGGTGTGATTTCGTCAGCTTCGATAACCGCCTACCCACAGAACTTCAATTGTTTGTTAAACGTGTCCCACGGGATAATGTGTTTATCAGGCTAATAGAGGGCGAAATTGTCCAATTCCTTGCCGAGTTGGATGACAAAATTAACAAACTTATGAAAGTCAAAAATGTCTAAAATTTACGAAATTTCCGTTGTAAATGGGAAATACAAAAACAAAGATGGTGTGGAAAAATCCCGCTATCAAATCATTGGATCGGTCATTGAGACTAAAAATGGGCCAATGCTTAAATTAGACAGTGTGCCTCTTATGGATGGCGGTTGGAACGGTTGGGCATATCTCAATACCCCCAAGCCCAAAGATGATTACAAAGGATTGCCAAAGGACGATGACATCGATTTTTGATTAACGGGGGAAAGCCATGCAATTTTGCTTGCGGACGAATGGTTAGTACCCCACCCAATAAGGAAACATCATGGACTATAAAGAAACATTTAAACGCATTTTTGCCATGCCCGAATTCCCAAGAGTTCGTGCGAATGATCCCTTAACATCGTTTGAGGCAGCGGAGTCGATTAAAGACGCTGCTTCCAAACACCACCAAGTTATTTTTGACTGCCTCAAGTTTTACGGGCCACTAGGCAAAGATGGAATTTCGGCTTTGACAATGCTAGACGGTAATCAAGTCGCTAGGCGCTTAAACGAAATGAAAGTCATTGGGCTTATCCAATTGACGGGCAACACAGTTAAATCCAATTCAGGGCGAAATGAAAGAGAATGGCAATGTATCCAATCGGACTAGGCGGCAATCAGCCCGTTCACAAACTTAAAACTTGTAATAAATGTGATGAAACCAAACCACCTGAAGGCGGTATTGACATGGGTCATAAATGGATTTGTCAAACTTGTTGGATTCTCAGAACCACAGGTAGGCATCAAAGGCAAACCCTGCCCACCTTGTAATGGTAACTGTAACCAAGGAAGGAACTGCCCAAATGACCAAAGACGATCTAGTTAACTTGCTACGCATTACAGGCGCTCAGGAAACCGCCATAGACGCTGTGTGTGCGGCTTACGATGCGGGTTGGAACGATGCCCTTGATGACTACTCCAAACGCCTTGTAGGGCTTCCATTTGGCAAAGACACGCTTGATAGTTTTAGCGTGTTTATTAAGTTAGCTAAGAAATAGCGCTCGCTCGTCTAATCTACGGTTTTGCAAGCCTTTGAGGACTTTTCCACCCGCCATGCAATACTTCAGAAGTTCCTCGGCAGCGCCCTCCATGTCACCACGCAACACTTTTTGACGCATGGTTGACCTCTGGAGAGTGCCCAAACCTACATTGAAAGAAAATGAAACGAGCGAATCAAACTGTCCTTGAGTAAGAGGAACAGGACAATAAGTAGCCACTCCCTTCTCAAACCTAGCAAGATCAAGCCTAAGTATTTCATTAACTTCCTCCATGCTGTATTTGCGCATGGCCTCTTGAGGGGGTGTAAACGCATCACGTTGCTCTATTTTTAGCTTGCCTTGCTCGGGAAACATGACATGGCCAACCCCCACAGTCCAAAGTTTTGCGGGACATTTATACGGGTTCTGCCTCACACCTTCATGGTGCGAAATCATCTTGATGGCTTTAGGGCTGACGTTCATTTGCCAAAGGCTCTGCCGCCAAAATGAAAAGCAATAATTGAGGCAAAAAGTGCTTGGGTATCGTTGTCCCACAACATATCAAGCAATTCATTAAAAGGCACGCTTGTATAGTAACCATACCAAAAGCCGCCAATATCCACAAAAACCAATAGAAAGAAAAAGCCATAAGTAATAACGGGACGAACACTTGCTCTAAGGTTTTTCATCCATTGGCTAGTGCCTTCATTAAGGGATGTGTCGTGAGCATAGATGGCTTGCATTTCGGCTTGTTGCGCACCCATTAAGACTTGGGCAGTATTGGCAGCGCTTTCGGTTGCTAGTTGTTCGGAACGGATGTTTTCGATACGCTCTTGAGCCTCAAAGCCCGCTTTGCGTAGTTCAAGCTCACGGGTTATTTGCATTTGAGCCAAAGCAAGCTCATGCGCTTTGTCTTGCCTTCCTTGAAAAAACTCTAGCAACTTAGGCAAACCGCCCATTAAAAAAGAAATTAAGGTTGAAAGTAGTGTCAGCATTAAAGTCCAATCATTCCAAGTAGTTTATTAACGATCTTATCCGCAATGGCATCGGGAATGTGCTTCAGCAAGCCTAGCACCCATATCACAATACACAGCCTGACAAAGACTTTGAGGAATTGGTCAAATTGTTTTTGATACTCATTCACCGCCCGCACCTTGATCGGGCGCACATTTCAGAAATCTCGGAGATTCCCCAACCAACCGCACCCAACAACATAACAATAATTACAATCCCAAACGCCCAAGCTAATTGTTCTTGTTCTTCTTCTTTGCGTTTCTTTTCATCCGCTTTGGCTTGGCGTGCTAAATGAGCATCCTCAACGTCCATGTGTTGTTGGCGCTCTTTGATCTTTTGCCACACGTCCGCACGGCCAGTGGCTTGGAAAAGCAGCATCAATTCGGCCTCAAACCGCTTGGCCTCGTCAAGAGCCATTTCGATTTGTAAAGCAACGCCAAGATTAGATTTGTTGCCCGAGCGCTTGGCCTCAACCATAGATCGGGTAGCCACGCTTTTGGCGTCAAACATCTTAGCGATCATGGGGGTTAAGCCCGCTAGATCGTTAGCAACTTTACTTGCCTTTTTGACAAGTCCTATGGCTTGTTGTAGTCCTTCCAAAGCAATTAAAGGGTCTATCATTTCCGTACAACCTTTTCCCACTGTAGGCAAACAACTTTGCGGTTATAAACATCACCCGTCCATGCCCACTTAACACATCGATACTCGGTTGATGAGGCTTGCAAAAGTATTAAAACAATTGCAATCGCCCATTTCATTTTGACCAGTAGTGTGAAATATACCCAAGAACCGTGGAAGTTGCAGAAACAAACACCATGCCCATCCAAAAACCGCCACGGCCTTTGTTAGCAAGTTCAATCAATTTATCTAATTGGGCTTCCATTTTGTCAATTTTGGCTTCCATTGATTCAACTTTTTGTTGAAGCACTCCATATTGCACCAAATCAATGTTAGACATGATTAGAAAGTAATTGAGCCAGAGGCGGTGAATTGGTACACCCTAAACCCACCCGCTGTCGTAATTGTTGGTGAACCTGTTGTGCTTGTTGCGGCAGCAAATAAGTCGGGATAGCGGAGGATTACGATACCGCTACCTCCAGCAGCGCCAGAATTAGATGAACCTCCACCCATTCCACCGCCTCCACCGCCTGTGTTTGTAGTTCCTGCGACAGCGTTAACTAAACCACCGCTGTTATACCCACCCGCACCGCCACCGCCAACACCACCAGGAAAAGGTGTTGTGCCACCATAGCCACCACCACCACCGCCCGCATAAGTTGTTACTGTGCCAGAAATGGCAGAGGCAATGCCAACACCACCCGATGAATAACTTGATGTAGTTGTTTGGGCAATAGTACCCGCGCCACCGCCAGAGCCGCCTACGCCTGATGTATTGGCATTAGAACCCGCGTTTCCTTGTCCTGATACTCCTGAGCCGCCAGAGCTAGATGTTCCACCGCCACCGCCACCAGAGCCACCAGAAGTACCAGCACCACTATTGCCGCCACCACCACCGCCATTAGCAACAATATTTCCTGTGGCCGCACCAGAAGATGTAGCCAATAAAACTGAATTTCCACCCGTACCGCCAGCACTACTTGATGCCGCAGAACCAGCAGCACCTACAGTAACCCATAATTGAGTTCCAGAAGTTACACCAGAAAAACCCGCAAGCAAACCGCCACCGCCACCGCCAGCGCCTTGATTTGTTCCAGCAACACCCGCAGCGCCACCGCCACCACCCGCAACAATCAAATACTCCACATTAGGCGGTGTGATGCCCGTCCAGTTGTTGTCCTTAATGGCTTGGGATGCCTGAGACAGCGTATAAATGCCGCTATATTGAGCCACGATTAAGCCCCTTGAGTTACTTCAACCCATGACAATGTTGGCTCATCCCATTTGTACATACCCGTTTTAGGCATAGGCGTTGGGGCTTCCCAAAGGTATGTCTCAGCGTTCTTTGTCCATGATGCAAATGGTTGTGGGGGGGCAAAGCCCGTGCCGTCCCATGTGTAACCAATGCCAGCATAGTTCTTATGCAATGGGCGGCCTTCAGGGTGTTGGTTGCCTTGTGTGTTATAGGATGTCTGAACCCACTTGGATGGATCACCCCAATGACCCGTTGCCAAAGTCTCAGCATCAATGACAATAACTTGGTCAACAATGCCGTTTGTGATGTGTGCGAAATGTGCCATGATTTTCCTTTAAAAAGTTACAGTTCCAGATGATGTCCAAGTGTAGATTTGATAGCCATCAGCGTAGTTTATTTGGGGTGAGCCAGTTGTTGCAGTTGGTGCTGATTGTGTTGCAGGGTATCTGAGGATTACGATGCCAGAACCTCCAGAGCCGCCCGTACCCGATCTAGCAGAACCACCGCCTCCAGAGCCTGAGTTTGCCGTAGCTGAAGTTCCATTTCCAGTTGCACCACCTATGCCATTTCCCGCATTGCTAGATCCTCCAATGCCATTAGCATTTGCGGTATCGCTACCGCCACCGCCACCAGCGGCATAAAAAATTCTTGCGCCAGTTATGGTGGATACCATTCCAGCACCACCATTTCCAGATATAGATGCTGCCGCAATAGAAACATTACCCCCAACACTTCCCGCACCGCCACCGCCCGCACCTCCACCGACAGTAGCAGTTCCATTTCCTCCGGCAAAGCCTTGTCCTGAAGTTCCCGCACCGCCAGTTCCAACAACAACGGCATAACCCGCGCCACCGCCAGAGCCGCCAGCGGAACCATTTGCAGAACTAAAAATGCCGCCTTTACCACCGCCCGTAGAAGTAATAGAGCTAAATACTGAATCTGCACCGTTAGCACTTCCCGCACCGCCAGCGCCCACAGTTATGGTTAAAGCAGAACCCGTAGCCACAGAAAATGATGCGGCTTGCAATAAACCACCCGCACCGCCTCCACCGCCTCCACCGCCAGTTGCATTAGACCCACCACCACCGCCACCAGCCACGACAAGGTATTCCACGGCAGTAGGAGCGCCACTTAAAGGGTTAAATGTTGCGGACAAATAGCCGCCTAATAGGTTGCTCATATTGTGATTGACCCGCTAGAAGTGAATGTGTAAATCGTGTAGCCGTTAGCGGTTGTCTTTGTGCCGTTTGTCACGCTTGCCGCATCAGCAAATGTGCTTGGATAGCGAATGATTACGATACCAGAGCCGCCAGCACGAGCAGTTGTGTTATTACATGAGCCACCCCCTCCACCTCCTGTGTTTGCGGTTCCAGCAACTCCTTGGTAGGAATTATTTGTACCTCCACCCGCGCCACCACCACCAACTCCACCAACACCACCATTTCCAGTTCCATTTGAAGAGCCGCCACCGCCCCCACCACCAGAATATGTAGTAACAGTTCCGCTAATTGCAGATGCTATACCAGCACCACCATTACCGCCAGAAGTTGACACCGCATTTAAACCAACAGTTCCAGCACCGCCACCTCCTCCACCGCACCTAGGGTAAGTTGCGATGCCAGTGCCATTTCCACCAGCATTGCCTTGACCTGATGTACCAGCGGCTCCATTTGGATAACTTGAGTAACCATCACCGCCACCACCAGAACCACCTGAATTAGCGCCATAAGTAACAACAAAAGAACCATAACCACCACCCAAAGCAGTAATGTTTCCAAAAACAGAATTTCCACCATTTGTAGTAGATGCCGCTGTACCGCCAGCACCTATGGTTACAGTAATTGCAGAACCTATAGCGACACCAGCAAATCCCGCAAGCAGTCCACCAGCACCCCCGCCACCTCCAGCATTATTAACATCGGTTACTGCCGCACCACCGCCACCAGCAACAACTAAGTATTCAACAAAGTTAGTCTTTTGCGTGTTTGTCCAAGCACCTTGTCTTAAACCTTGGTTTTGTTGTTTAAGAGTAAATAATCCTGTAGCCATATCTACCCTTAGAAAGTAATCGTGCCAGAAGCAACGAATCTGTACACACGCCAAAAGCCTGTGACATAAGTTTCTGGTGAGCCTGTTGTTGATGTAGCGGGGGCTAAATAAGAGGGATAGCGGAGAACTACAACTCCAGAGCCGCCTGCCCCACCACCTCCAGCTCCGTTTGAGTCACCTCCTCCACCTGAGCCAGAGTTTGCCAATGCGCTTGCGCCTTTACCTGCGCCTGTTCCATTAACACCTGCCCCATTACCACCGCCTGCAACCCCAATCCCACCAGCGTTTGTAGTGGAATTAACGCCACCACCACCACCGCCAGCGTACATAATTTGCGATCCTGTAATACCCGATACTTGACCCGTCCCACCATTACCGCCAGCCGATGTAGCAGCAGTTCCACCACTGGAATTAAGCCCAACTGATCCCGCGCCACCGCCTGCGCCCGCATTGTTGTAAGTTCCAGTATTTGATCCCGTGCCTCCTGCGTACCCTTGCCCTGAAACACCCGTGCCGCCAGCGGAGGGAGCTACTCCACCTCCACCGCCACCAGAGCCGCCATTACCTCCAGCAGCACCATAATACGCACCGTAGCCCCCGCCAGTTGAAGTGATAGACGAAAATACTGAATTAGCACCAGCAGAGCCATTATTTGCTCCCACTGCACCGCCCGCACCTCCCGCACCAACTGTTATTGTGTAAGCAGTTCCAATGACAACAGAAAGTCCCGTGGCAGTTAGTAACCCACCCGCACCACCGCCACCGCCATTTGATCCACCACCACCACCACCGCCAGCCACAACAAGGTACTCCACCGATGTGACGGGGTAGTTGATGCCGTTAAGACCAGCGGAGACAATGCCACCTACATATCGGAGTCCCATAGGATGCCTTTAGGAAATAACTTCGTAGCTAATTGAATATGTGATGCCGCTTGCCGTTCCGCTTGTAACCGTAATGGATTGGCCTTCCATCAAGTAAATTGCCGTTGTCTTGTCGGTAACAATCAATGAAGCTGTTGGCGGTACTGAAACAACCGATGCAATTGGGTAAGCCGTTCCACCGCTAGGGGCAGAACCTTGCGCAACCGCACCGTTTGAGTAAATGGAAACCGTGGTATTCACTGCGGCAGAACCATTGACGTTGGCCGCAACAATTTGGTTGATTTTCATCACCGTGCCAGAGGATGCGGCATTGGGTAACAACACAACCGCAGAAGTGCCCGAGGGTGTTAAATAAGTAGTTGTGCCAAGAATTGACGTGGCGGCAGCAATGTTTGGGTTTGCCATAATTTTTCCTTAAAGTCCAAATACGATTGAAAAAGCAATTGCATTACCTTTTGTGGCAACTGTTCCGCTAGTGGGAAGCGTAATTGCGGTAGTGCCAGTGACAGTGAGCGTTGAGGCATAGTTACCCGAGATTGTAAGCGTACTAGCCGCATTGTTGGCTATGCCCGTTCCACCACTAGCGGGGGGCACAATACCTGAAGCAGAAAAAGTGCTAGGGTTAAGCAATTGGAATCGAGTTCCATCGTATTCAATTAAATACAATCGACCACTTACAATGTCATTTGCCGCCAAAGCGGTTGTGCCTGATTTTGTGATGCTTTTAGCACCCAAACTATTTAGGTTGATTGTGGCCGCACCCGTGTTTGTGTTAGCCGCAACAAATGAAAACAAATTACCCGTTGCATAAGCGGCAATAGCGGGCGTTAAAGAACCCGTTAATGTGTCCGTACCCGTAACGGTTGCAATAGTGGTAGCACCCGCTTGCAATTGGCCGTATTGAGCCGAATCGGTTGCATTAGTACCCGCGCCCAAACCCGTTAACTTAAACGTCCCCATTGGGATGTTTGCCGTTGCCGTGGTTTGACCATCTTTGGTCATTGCGGTAGATAGACCAGTGGCTAGGTCGGAAGTCAGCAAGTTAAATGCCGTGCTTGATATGACCGTGCCCGTAACAACGGGTTGACCCGCTGTGTTGATATTGAACGTGCCTGAACCGTTGTAACTCATTTTGTGTCCTTATCTTCCGTATTGGTCAAGATTTTGCCCAATTATTGAGCCACCACCCGTTTGCAATTGCGTTGATCGTTGGTTTAAAGCACGAATCAAAGCCGCTGTGTTCTCTACCTCTAATTGCCCCGTTGGGCCACGCAATAACAACATTTTAGCCAGTTCATTGCGTGTTGTCTCAGGCATTTGGTTGATTACTTGACCAATCCTGTTTTTAACATTTGTTGCCTCACCCATAGCCGCCATTGGGTTGCCCGTGGCCGCATTAGCCACCGCTTTGCCCGCAGCCATTGTGGTTGGCATAACGCCCAAATCTTCCGCGCCCGCCATTCTAGAGAACGTGCCCGAGCCTCTACCCACTTGTTCTAAGGGTTTTAATCTAGCCTCTTTGGCAACTTCTTGAGCAAATTTTTGATAGTTGTCGCCAAATATCTCTTTGAGCCTATTGCTTGTGGCGGGTTCTTTCCACATTTTTAGCAAAGACGTTTGACCCGCTTCCGTGCCAACTTTGTCTTTCAAAGATTGCAACGCACCTATGCGGAAAGCCTCTAACTCGCTTGCCGACATATTGCCCATCAAGTCGGACAAGGCAATATCGTCTTGCTTCATAGCCGTTCTACCCTTGACAACGGCATTGCCTAGTTGTGACGGGCCAGCGTAAGCATCCAAGGCTTGACGGTAAATTGAACCGTTTTTATCAGTAGGGGATAAGGCTTCAAGTTTCTTTGTCAATGCCACTCGCAAGTCATCATATGCTCGGCTTGTGTTTGTTGCTTTGCCAAACTCACCACGGGACGATTCGCCCAAGTCATAAAGTGATTGTTTGACAACATCCAAGACTTTGAGTGGGACATCATCGCCCGCCTTTAGCTTAGAAATATCAAGTGGCAACTGTCTATTTAATTGCGTCAATAACTCGGCTTTACCATGCGCAGATGTTGAGGCTTGGATCAAGGCTTGCAAATCGGGGTCAATTTTGACCGATACGTTTTCAAGTTTTTTATACAAAGGCGTAGATTCTGCTTTTTTAATTGCAGTCAATGCGTCTAATGTGGCCGTGAAACCCTTACCTTGAGTGCCTAGAGCCTCGTCAGCGGCATTTGCAAGTCGTTCGGGTCTAAATGTCTGTTGCTCACGAATTCTTCGCTCCACAAGCGTTTTGGCTTGGCCTGGCATCGATGCCAACACATCCAATTGAGCCAACGCACTCGGGCCACCCGCTTGTGCAATGCTTGCGTTAGGGTTTAACCCCATTTCACGCTCAACACGGCTTAAAACGGTGTTTGAACCATCCGCACTTGAGCCACGTTGTAAGGCTTGAGCAAGTTTGATTCGTGCCGCATCTTTGGCACTTTCTGGGATGTAGCGTTGTGCGACATTGCTACCCACGTTGTAAACGGCTTGTCCACCACCCGATAAAACACCACCAGAGGCGGCAGCAATTGCCGCTTTTTTGGCAATATCTTGAGTGTATTCTGTAGGGTTAGTGACGGGGTTGATGTCGGATGCGCCAACGGCTGAAATAGTGCCTTGCGTACCCGCCATTTTTGCGGCCATTGCAATTTTCTCAGCCGCTGACAACGCATCTGCGGTTTGCTTGGCCTTGCTTGTCATTCCCAAAGGTGTGAGCAAAAGCGGCAATCCACCAACTAATTCACTTGCAAATGCCGTTTTGGGGTTGGTTTCCCTAAATTGCTCATTTACGCCTTTGATGTAATCACGGGTGTTTGCGTAAGTTTCGGTTGGAGTGGAATCAAAACCACGTTGCAAGATGTCCATCCCCGCTGCGCCCGCACCCGCAATCTTTGGGGCAAAGTTAAAGGTTAGACCTTGAGCCGCTGCCAAACCCATTTTGCTTGGCATAGATAAGTCGGCTTGGCGGCCTTGCACCATAGCGGGGGATTCAACCGTTTTGTCTACTGCGGGTTGAGATGGCGGGCTTTGCGTAATTTTAAAAATGGCAGCATTAACTTGGTCATCCGACATCGTGAGGGGAAAGTTAACAGGCCCAAAATTTGGGATTTCTACGGTTTTAAATGCTTCGGACATTACTCAACCCTCCCCGTTGCGGGATTGTAGGTAGGAATTCGCCCTTTGCCCGCTTTGGTTGCGGCCATGTCCATGCCCGTTTGAATAGCATCTCTAAACTTAGACATTTCTTTTCTAAACGCATCGGGAGATTGTGCGGTTGAGGCTGCCGTCAATGCGGCCGTAGCTTTAGTTCCTTCGATCTCGGAAATCGCGCCAGTGCCTTTCATGCGTTGAACGGCCTCAAGGAAAGCACCACCTTTGACTTGATCGTAAAGGGATTTGAAGTCAGCGGCAGGGGTTCCGCTTTGGCCTAGCTTGTATTCATAAGGAATCATTGTTCCAACAACGTCTTTTAAACCTTTGTGTTCAGGAACAATAACTTTGCCTTGTGCATCTTTTGCGCCAATCATTTCATTGATTGAATTTATTAAAGTTTTACCTTGTTGCATCACTTGTGGCAATGCTTGAGCCGCAGCTTGTTGGTCTTTCAATTGGGCAACTTGCAACTCTTGTTGTGCTTTTGGTGACAAAGCATTAGCCAACGCTTGATTAGGCGATACAGGAGGCGCAACGGGAGGCGCAACGGGAGGCGCAACGGGTCTGGGTTGCATAGGCGCTTGCGCAACGGGCTGGGTAGCGGGTTGTGCAAGTGGTTGAGCCATAGGTTGCTGAACGGGTTGCGCCATAGGTTGTGCAGTTGGTTGAGCTATGTTTGGCGCACCGCCCGCTTTCATTCCCGTGTTGAAGAACAGATCAGCCGCACTAATTCCAATCCTTGCCGCATCATTAGCAAGAGAAGCCTTTTGATTTGCACTCAAACCATTAAATGCACGATCAGAGATTTCACGTTCTTGTTTCAATCTTGCTGCATTTTGTTCTGCCTCTTGCTTCAGTCTTGCTTGGGTATCCGCGCCAACTGCGGGGACTAATAAGGAGAAATCATTACCGCCACCCGCACTAAATGCTTTCAAGCTCTCGGGCGTAAATGAGGCGGGGTTAACATTGCCAAAAGGAGATTTTGCATTAGCCGCAAACATTTTTTCGCCCGTTGTTGGGTGAAATGCAACATCGCCTTCTTTGAGAATCAAAGGCGCTTTAGGTGCAAGTTGACCCATGTACATGGACAAGGCTTGTTGTTGCATACCAGGCGTTTTGAACTCCCCAATCAACGATGGATCAATCGCACCCGCTGCCTTTGCGGGCATAGCGGGCATGGTAAACGCCTTTTGTTGGTCAGGTTGCATCTGAGCAAATGTTGGCGCAAGGTTTGGATTATCTTCAAAATCCCTTGCCGTTGGCTCTTGCTTCATCTCTGGTGTGGCCGCTTTGCCTTGCAAGCCTTGAATCAATCGCTGAATATCCGCAGAAGTATCCGCACGATACTGCTCACCCAAGGCTTTTTGCTCTGTTTTTATACCTTCTTGGTTTTTGTTTGCCAAGTACATTTGAAGCACTTTAGCCAGACCTTGAACGGGGCTAATTGGGGCTTGGATGCCTTGGTAAGAACCCGCTTGAACAGGCTCAAAGGCTTGTTGTTGGAGAATCTCGGCCATTTTCTGGCGTCTATCCAACTCTTGTTGTTGCAACTGATAAGGATTGGCAACGCTAAATTGTTCGTATTGATTAGCCATGTTTTTACCCGTTCAATAAACCATAGTTGACCATTTTGTAACCGCTTGGGTGCATCGAAACGGCTTGTGGCATGACTTTCTCGGCTTCATCGGCCATTACGCCTTGTTGACGCTCGCCAAAGATGTCATATTCATACAAACCGATGCCAAGTTTATGAGTGCCAATGCGTTCAATGTTTGACTTTAGTTTGCGGTCAGAGAACATAATAGGAGCTGCTGCACCCGCAAGGCTAAACAATCCACTTGTTGCCGCATTAGCACCCGATTGCTGAATTCCATAGTTCTGCATATTAGCCGCACCTTGTGCTTGCGCACCCGCAAACACGGGGGCGGGGGCAATATTCGTTGGGTTGTAACCTTGAAACTGAGGCATTTGCAATTGTGAGCCACTCATCAAGCCCGTGATTTCATTTAAAGGTTGATTACGCAATTGCAATTTTGCTTGTAAATCTTGCAAAGCCGCATTGTTACTAAACTGCGCACTACCAAGATTTTGGTTGTATTGCTGAAGCACTGCGGCATTAGCCAATTGTTGTTGTTGTGCGGCAATGGCTTGGTTTTGAGCAAGTGCTTGGTTCTGCGCTGATTGCGTCCCCATACCTTGTTGGTAGTTTTGAGCCGCAGCCGCATTTGCAAGTTGTTGGCTTGTTACGTTCTGACCAAAGTTTTGTGAAATTGCTTGGTTTTGAGCTTGTTGCGTAGCCAACGCATTGTTGAAATTCTGCTGCGTTGCCTGATTTCCAAGTTGCTGATTGGTCACATTCTGACCAAAGTTTTGCGCGGCCGCTTGATTTGCAGCGGCTTGAGAACCCATGCCTTGATTATAATTTTGCGCAATAGCTTGATTCTGTGCTTGCTGATTTTGCAAGTTTGCACCAAATCCCGACAATTGGGCTTGATTGGCAAATTGCGCATTAGCTTGCGCTTGTGCGTATTGTTGGGCTTGTGCTTGGTTAGCAGCGGCTTGTTGTTGCAGTGCCGCATTTTGATTTTGTTGCACTGCCGCATTTGCCGCATTAGATGCTGCCATGCCTTGACCAAAGTTTTGTGATACGGCCGCATTTCCTGCATTTTGAGCCGTAATTCCTTGACCAAAGTTTTGAGCAACGGATTGGTTTGCCAATTGTTGCGCACTCAAACCTTGGCCGTAATTCTGAGCAATTGCTTGATTTTGCGCTTGTTGGTTTTGCAAATTAACACCAAAACTTGCCAATTGAGCTTGATTACCAAATTGACCCGATTGAAGTTGTTGGTTAAAGCCTTGACCTTGAGCCGCATTTTGGGCTTGTTGAGCCGCCAAAGCATTAGCAAAGTTTTGTTGTTGTCCAAGATTGCCAAATTGACCCGATGCCACGGCTTGATTGAAGCCTTGTTGATTTGCGGCAGTGTCCAAGCTAATGCCTTGCAAAGCCGCTTGGGTCAACAAATCATTTTGTTGTTGGGCTTGATCTCGCATTGCATTTGTATACGCCTCACCGCCCGCCACTAAGCCTTGGTTTGCCAAACTTTGAGCAGTTAGTTTTTGTTGGCGTTCCAATTGAGGCGCAAGGCGAGACATGATTGCCGCTTGTCCCGTAGTACCCGCATTAACGGGCATTTGGGCAACATTTCGCAAATCTAATTGATTGCTAGAAAGGTAATTATTGGCGTTCAAATTTTGATTGATTGGGCCAATATTGCCTAATGATTGTTGCAAATTGACGCCTTGAACACCGCCTTGTGCCAATCCATATTGAGACGGGTTGATGCCTCCCGCCAAACCATATTGATTTGCCGCAACATCGCCTTTGGCTAATCCATAAGCATCCGCGCCAATCGAGGAAGCCGAGCCATAACTACCCAAATCGGGTGCGCCTTGGACAGTTCCATAACCGCTATAGCTTTGTTGCAAATTCGGGCCAGTTACCCCGCCCATTGCTTGACCACCTTGAAAGTTGGCGGTAGCTTGTGGATTGGTCACAGAGCCGTATGCTTGACCGCTTTGCGCATTTCCTAGAGCCGTGCCGCCCGTAACATTACCAACGGCTTGAGTGCCTGTAAATCCACCCGTAGCCGATCCCATTGATGCTAAATCAGGCGCACCTTGAATTTTTCCAGAATCAGCAAGTGAGAAAATCCCCGCTGGCCCTGTATATTGAAACGGTGTGCCAATAATTTTTGATGCACTTGCAAGACCTTGCTCACCAAGGTTTGCCATTCCTTGTTGAACCCGTTGTTGTGCTTCCAACGTGCTTTGACCCGTTGGGGTCAAACTTTGGTTAATCGTTGGTTGACCCGTAACGGCATCAAACGTAACGGTTTGATTACCCAAAGGGCCATTGACGTTAGGGTTGTTTAGATAACCTTGTTGGAGCGCAGTTTCCTTGTTTGCTACGCCTTGGGCGGTAGCGGCCGCAGCGTAATCGGGCGTTGCGGGCGCGGATGGTTGAGGGCATAAGAAAGCCATGTTTATTCCTTAAATTCGTATGTTTCGCCTGACGGCTCATAGTTTGCTCTTTGAAGCAACACGCTCAAATCTTGATTTTTCTTGTGGCTAATCATGACTTGGCTAACACCATTGATTTTGAGCATTTGCCCCGCTAATTTGAGCAGTTTGCAAATTCCAAGACCGCCCCGATGCTCGGGCAATACATAGTAAAAAACGTCTAGCGCTTGCATTGCGCCATAAAAAGGCGACCTAAATACCATGAATCCCGCATGACCCGCCAAATCACCCGATTCGGTGCGCAATGTGAAGTATGCAAAATTGCCCGTTCTTTCTAGCTCAATCATGCCGCCTAAATCGCTTTTTAGGTTGGCATTTCCGTAAAGCTCTGTCCAATGTTTGCCAATAAGCACCACGGCCTCGGCTGAAACATCTGCAAATCTCTCCATCTTTGCGTTCATATGCCGGCCCATCCTTGTTGGAACACCACATCGGTTGAAGCCCACTCAATTTGCAAGCCTTGTGAGGCCGATTTTAGTTGAATACCCGCACAATATCCAATACCCGTGACGCCTTGCCAGTTGTTTGTGATGATGGTATTTCCAGCCCACAATCCCGTGTCCCAATATGATGTATCCCAAAATCCATAGGTCGTTGGGCTAAAGTTCAAACTTCCCGTTGTGTCCGATAAATCAAAGTCAACATTCATTCCCACCACAATGGCGGGAGAGCCATCCGTAAAGATTGATGGTCTTGCCCTTGTAAAGTATTTCTTTACACCACGGCTTTCATAATAGTTAAACGCTTGCAAAGCAACCGCATTGATGTCGTTTACATCATCGGTGTAGCCATCCCAAGCCAAACCAACATATCCATTACCACCAAAATAGGGATTATCGTCAAATGTCTCCCAACAATTTGCCGCCCATCCCGTAAACCTTGTCCATGACTTTGTAATGGTGTTCATCACAAATTGCTCTTGTGAGCCAACACTAACGGGGACGTTGATCCACAAAGCATTGTTTTTGGCGTGATAAAGCAAAGCCCAACCAAATGAGTTTTGGTAAGCCGTTGTCACCTCGGTAATAGCGCCTTGAATCTTGTCGGATAAGTTAACCCTTGGGTCAAGTCGGCTTGATTGCAAAGCCGAGGCCAATGGCAACAAACCATCCAAACTCAAAATTAGTAAGTCGCCACTATACTTATACAAACAACGCTTAGAAACGGGCGCTCCGAGCTTCCAAACGCCCGCTAAAGCCCAAGTGCTTGCGGATGAGGGGTCTGTGCCTCGGTAAACAATAATCTCGCCCTGAGACGTCACAAACACAAGGTTGTCGTCTACGCCATAACCCGCATCAATTGTCCAAGCACTAAGCGAAACAATATAACCGCCCATTCGGGCAATGGAACTCAAGTCTAAAACCTCGGCCGCACCGCCCACCGAGTTAGTTGGCAAATACCATGCTTTTAGACTTTCTTCCTCAACAAACCACACACGGTTTTTAAACAATGTGACGTTGTTGAGTTTGTTTGTCGTTACACCCGTGATTGCAATCGGTGAGCTTGAGCCGTTAATGCTTGACCAAGTTGTGCCGTTGTAAAGCAATGGGTCATCCGCGCCATTGCAAGCGTAGAGGAAACTCCCGCCCGCAGTGGTGACGTTGATATGCTCGAAACGGCTATTGATTAAGCCCGTTTTTTCGGCAGCGCCAACCGCGCCTTGGGTTGTGCAGTTGTAGATTGAGCCATTGGCAATCCCAAATAATTTGCTTACAGAACCCGTCTCATACGCCATTAGCGTTTCAACTTGCCCCGAAATCCCCGTTGACCACTTGGTATATCCACCGCGCAAATTCACACTTGACACCGTTGGAAAAAAGTTGGTCATCGTCACCGCATCGGTTGGTGACATATTTGCCAACGAATCACGGACATTCCAACCCCCAACGGGCGCGGGAATACTCGCTACGTTAGCGGCAGTCCTTTGGGCAATTTTTGGCATTACGGTGAAGCCCCATATCCGCTATCAGGGATATTGTCGTATCCCACCAAAATTGTTCCTGGCCTTGGTGCAAACGACAAATTAGCCGCAGACATATCCAAAGCAATTGCCGCTTCCATTTCTTCCAAATAGTTGCGGTACATGGCCGTTGTGTCAAAACCTTTAGCCTCAAAGTATTTGAGCTTGGTTGACAGAACCATTAAACGGTCAGGATATATGCAAGTATCAGAGTCGGCAGTAAACGATGTCTTGGGAATATCCGTAGAGCTATTTGCCCAAGAGTTTGAACGGTATTCGTAACCCAAGAACTCAGCGTTGGAAAAGCCAGGCCAAATTTGGAAATACTTGCTAAACAAACGCCACCGAATCCTCGGGCCTGTTGCAATGTAGCCAGAAAGCAACCACTCCCATTGTTGGGCATCTTCAGGGCCGAGCATCTCCCAATGCTTGTCCTTATCCCACATTGTCCTTGGGATGATCGCCTCATAGTCGCTTGGAAACGCATACTTCATCTTTTGGAAGTACACGGTTGCACCCGTTTGTGCGGTAGTTGTTCGTCTATTGATGGTGACGGATGTTCCCGAATCCACCGTTTCAATAAAGGTGTTTTGGTCGATACCCGTACCAACCACCATGTAAGTGCTATCTAGACCCGTTGTAGATGGAATTCCCGTAATGGATGTTCCATCATCGCTCCATGTGCCCGTAGTGGTTAAATATTCGGTGTAGAACTGCTTTTGCTTTGTAAGCGTTCGCCAAGGATGTTTGCGCAAGAATTCGTATCCACTTGCGTTCATTAACGCAAGAATTTGAATAACGTCTTGATTAGTATTTCCAGCAACACTTGTCGGTGTTGTCACGCCTAATTCATTGGTAACTTGCTGCACTAACTGGAGCATAGTGCTAGACATAATTTACACCTCTTTTTTAGGGCGGCCTCTTGTTTTTTCGGACAACAAGGCTTTCATTTGCTCTTGTAATTCTTTCAATTCAGAACGGGTTTGCTCTAATTCAAATGAACTCTCACTTTGATTGCGTCTAAGGAGATATGCTCTTGCTTTCTCGCGCAATCCGACAGCGCCCATGCCTACGCGCTGCAATTGAGCATCACTTGCCGTAGCAACTTGCTCAACAGTTTGAAACTTTAGAATTTGCAGTTCAGCCATTTGACTGTCTGTAAATTCTTCAGGGCGGTCTAGATGCCAATTTTGCAAAGTTGTGCCAATGATCGGCCCACCTTCTGAGTTTTGCATTTGATAGTGCAACCATTGACGGGGAAAGCGCTCTTTATGGTCATCACGAACGGGTTGTTCGATGATGTTGTACTTATCGCCTGGAACCATAATTCGCACAAACGGAATGTCTTTATAGGGTGCTTTGTCAAATGTGTAAAACTCAACGTGCAGATGTGTATCTGCGTTTGCAATATCGGAATCTAGTGCCATTTTTTATCCTGTGGGGATTAAGCTGAAGTGACGGATGCCCAAGTTGTTGCGCTTGGTGCAAAAAGAATCATGCTCTTTGCAGTTGCCAATGTAACAGATGTCGCTGCTGCATTGATTGTTGAACTTGTATTGTAAGGGTAAACAGTAATCGTTTGACCTGAATCATTACGAATACCAACCATTGCGCCCGCTTCTGTAGGAGGCAATTTAACGCCCGTAGAAGCAGATGAAGTTGTGATTGTGTTAAATACCGCAGACAATAGTTTTGCATCAGCGGCAGTTGAACCCGTTGCAACAATGCCCACCGCACCATCGCCAGCGATAGAGAGTGTAGACAAAGGCGAGTTACCCGCGCCAAGAATTCTTGATGGAATAGCCATATTAGTTCCTTAATTAAAAAGAGGCGGTTTTTATGCCGCCCCTTTTATTTTTACACAGATGCTTTAGAGAACCATGCAACGTCACCAGATGCTAGGGCAACTGCGGGAGATGTATAAGAACCTCCAGAAGCTGTCACCAAGAATGTGGTTGCGTTAACGGTGCAAGCGGTTGTTGAGGCGGTAATTGTTGCATTGGCTTGACCCAACACATAAATTTTGCCATCAGAACCGAATACTTCAGCACCCAAAGGGCCAAATGTAGGAACAGCCGTTCCTGCGCTGTTTGTGTTGGTGTTAACAATGTTATTAAAGTCAATACCAATGAGGGGGGTGATTGTATATGCCATGATTACATACTCCTTTAAGCGATCAAGACGCCACAGAACTGTGGGCCTGAGCTAGTCAAATTACCCGCCCAACCAATCAACTTCACGATTGCGTCTTGGTTGACGGCTTGACGCTCACCACCAATAGGCACAAAGTTGCGGTCAACGTGAGGACGGAACATCAAATATTTGGTGTTCAAGAACCACATATGGTTTGCAGTAGCGTTTGAACCGATACCACCATCAAGCACAACATCGGATGCCATGCCAGCGCCATAGTATTTCAAGGAAGCGAAACCCGCGCCTTGAGTGGAATTGCCACCATCGGTAACACGTTGGATTGATTGCATTGACTGCAAATACAAACGGTAGTAATTACTGTCGGCAACGATCAAGTCAGGCTTGTCTGTACCACGAATCAACTGAACGGCCAAAGAATCCATATAAGATTGGATGTTTGAGGCTGAAACAGCAGAGCCGCCATCGGTCACGCCAGAATACTTTTGTGAGCGCCAAAAGCTATAGTTAGCACGGTTGATGCCGCCATAAGTACCTGTTGAGGGTGCGTCAGGAACTGCTGCGCCCAAGCCAGTGATGTTTTTACCGCTATTGCCTGTGCCATCTGTGTAGATGTCAGCGCCAATGCGGTTAGCCAATTGAGCTTCGGCAACCATCATGCGGCCATCAAGCAAGTCAATAATAGCTTCTTTGCCCGAGTTCTGGATCATTTCCAAGCCAGAGATGGACACAGCAGCGGCATATTGAGTAATGCTAAATTGAGCAGAACTGATAGGGCTGTTTTGTGACACGTTCAACACTTCGTAACCAGAATAAGAATTCGTGTTATTTGTGGTGCTGTCGTTGTACATAATCTCTTGCAAGATCACATTACCGCCCGAAAATGTCTTCACATTTCCACGGTCTTTGAGTCTACGCAAAAGGGCGTTGTTGTTTGTGACGTTATCAGCTAACTCACCAGTACGGCTTTGAATGTTGGTCGCAATGATGTCGCTGATACTGGAATTGGCAAATGCCATAATAATTCTCCTATATCAATTAAAGTCGTGCAGCTATTTGGTCAAATTGCTCTGCCAATAAACTGCGCCTATCTTGAGCATTGTTCTTGGTAGCCATTCCTGGTGTGGAACTCTTTACCGAAACCGCATTAGCCCTTGCAGATTTCGCTGCTCGGTCTGCCGCTACTCGTTTTGCGTTTTCCAATTCGGCCTGTTTGCTGACTTGTACGCTGTCAAATAACTCAGGGTCGAGGCGCACCGCTTTTTCATATGCGTCCTCTAACGTATGCGCCACGCCACTCTGTAGGAGTTGGATCATGGTCGGACGTGCTTCTTCAAAATGTTCGGCTTTAGAGCTAAATTTTTCAATTTCGCCTAGAAGCTGCTGATTTTGAGCTTGCTCTTGTTGCTGTTTCCAGCCTATCACCTCGCCACGAACATTATTTAGCTCGTTCTGAAGTGCATAAATCGTTGGGTCAACCCCTTGTGGGAAATTGACTTCATTTAAGTTTACTCCATATTGTTGCGCTAATCTACTAAATAATTGCAATTTCTCTTGCCCATTAGTAGTTCGCAACATATGGTCGGCCTCTAACAAGGCTTTGACCGCTTTGGGAGTATCTAAACCCATCCCTTGAATGGTTTGCAAATAAGGATTAACAACCTCGTTAATCTGATCCGCAAACTGCGCCTTAGAGATTAAAGGCTCAACGCCCTTGCGCATTTGTTCTTCACGTTGCCAAGCATACTCCTGCATCCTTGGGTCGGCCGTTTGCCAAACTTCGTGATAATCCTTCTTCCAACTTGCGGGCGCACGCTTCCAAACGGGTTCTTCTGCGGGTTCTTCTAAGGGTTTATCATTAGTAGATGCAAACTTGCCCCCATCATCACGTTGGTACTTGGCGGGTTCTGCTTGCGCTACCTCATCAAATTGTTGTGAAAGCAATTCACGCCTGTTGTCGGGCGCTTCCGTTGGGACAATGGGTTCTGTAGTATCCAAAGTTATCTCCTGTGATATTTCATCTGATTGGCTTGCTCACGCAATGAATTCATTATCTTGTTGGCTTCATTGTGGGTCATGTTGCCCAATTGTTGAGCCAATACCTCACGCCTTTTCTCGCTTGAGGGGGCGGTGAGCTTTGTTTCCATTGATTCATTGCCCACCTCGATACATCCATTTGCTTTTAGATGTTCACGGTGTCGGCTTCGGCTCTGTATCATAGAGCCATCAATCATTGATTTGTAAGGAGCAATGTCGCCCATAATCATAGGGGCGTCAACTTCATCATTGGCTTTGTGTTTTTCAACCAATTCGCCATTACGCATAACGTAAGTTGTTCTCATAGTAGCAAAATTTCCTCGTCATCTGATTCGATGTGGTCGTCCCAAATTAACTGCATTTTGTCCAAATTTGACACCATTTTTTGGATGTCTGTCAATGTGACATTTTGCTTGGTTGCGATTGTAGCAAATGTTTCAACGTAAGGCGCAATTATTTCTTCGGGGATTTTGCCCTCAACAATGCGCTCGTATGCCGCAATGATCTCATCCCTGCGCTTTTTGTTCTTCTCTTGCTCACGTTTTAGTTGTTTTTTGAGCTTATCAGGGCCTGGGTCATGGGTGTCATCAAGATAAATGACGGGAATTGGAGGCGTGACATTGCCCACCGATCCAACCGCTTGAACACCCGTTAATTGGACAACTTTTGTAACTACGGCAACAACATCACCAACCGCGCCCGTTGCCGATACGCCATTTAGGGCTAATGTACCACTTGAAACGGGAGAGCCAACCGATCCCGTAACCGATACGCCACTCAAGCCAACGGTTATGGATTCGCTCTCATTGCCCGCTAAACCCGAGGCTTGGACGCCCGTTAACTCAATGCTTATGTTGTTAGCAAATGAGCCAACCGCGCCCGTTGCGCTTACGCCCGTGATTTCGGTTGAAATTGCGTCTGCTAAAGTCCCCGCTGCGCCCGTAGCTTGGACACCCGTTAGTGCGACTGAAACTGCAATACTCGGGCTGCCAACGCCACCCGTAGCTTGATTGCCCAATATGGGGAGACTATCCCATTGAGCATCGTCCCAAGTACCCGTGCCCCAAGGCCCTTGTGCCATTATGCAATGCGCAAAAGACCTGTGGTCGCATCATTAGTGGGCATGGTCAACGTGAAAGTGCCAGCCGTTACCGTTTGCGATCCAAAGTTGTGAACGCTAACCGCTTTATTACTAGCGCTTGAGTTATAGATTAAAACGGCATCAAATGCCGTTGTCACCGTCAAAGCAGTCCATGTAAAGCTAGCCGAGGGTGTCCAATATGCCGTTGTGCCGCTTGTTGCGGGTGCATTTGCATTAGTAACCGTCACCCCGCCCGCTGTGTAACCCGTGCCTGAAGTGTTTGTCACTTCATTGGTTGTTGAGTAAACAGTGGTTGCCGCACCCAAACTACCCGTTGCAAAGTACAAAGCCGCTTTAAAGGTGTTGCCCGTGCTAGGCGTGAAGTTGTGAGTTCCTGTGAGCAATTCGCCCTTGAAACTTGTACACATTGCCGTTGTATTTGCCATTTTGATTCCTTAAAAAGATGAAGCAGCGCCATCAGCAACGGCTGCGTGTTTGAGTTTCACATGAACCGAGCGATGGACTAATTCACCATCTAACCAATATTCAACCCACTCGATTGTCTCGGTGTCGGTGTCGGATTGACCTTCTCGCTTTTCAAGCAAGGATTCATCCATTTGGCCTTTAGTGGTTTCAATCATTTAATCACCTCCATGCCCACGGCCTTACCGTCAGGGCCACGCACGATTCTTTTTGGCGCTGAGATCAGATCAGCCACGTTTTTCATCACTTGCGTGTTGTCGCTTTGGTTTTTGAGCATTTCTTGCATCGTGCCAACGCTATTATTATGGCTTTGCATGACTTGTTGGTGCGAATTGTTCACCGTGTTCATCATTGCCTCAATCATGCCCCGTAAATCTTGATTCAATGTGGCGTGCATCTGTTGTTGCGCATCCATATCCTCGGGCAAGATAGACGCTGAATGGCTGATCTGAGCCACACGAATCTTGGTATTAGCATCCAACTCGGCTTTGAAACGCTCCATTTGTTGCTCACGCTCAAGTTTTGCACTCTCAAGTTGAGCCGTAAACTGTAGTTGTTGGGCATCCGCTTGGAGTTTGGCTTGTTGCAATTGAGCCTCAAATTGCGCTTTGGCCTGTGCCACTTGCATATCGGCTTGAACCCGCATTTGGTCGGCTTGTTGTTGCGCTTGCAATTTCATCATCTCGGGGTTAGGTTTGGGTTGTTGCGGTTGAGCCATCTTTTGCTTGATTTGGTCAAGAGCTTGGTCAATAACGCCCTCAAGCTCTTGAGATGACTTAAACGCACTCACGCCAAACTTCATAACTTCCATCAATACGGGTGTCATTTCGGGGCTTGCTTGTGCAACGGGCATGGCTTGTTGTAGGAAGCCCGCAAACGCACCAATAAACTCGGTACGCTCACGCTTCATGGCCGCCTCGTCCAATTGAACCAAGCTATCCGCTGCCACCTCAATCCTAAAGTTACGCAATGGCTTGTCTTTAATCAATGCCAAAGCCTGTGGAATCATCTGCTGATCCACGGGTTGCATCTGACTTGCGCCCGCATACATAACGATTGTTTGCGGTTGGAACTTGGTGCAAATGATTTGCGCTTTAAGTCTAATCAAATCGGAGGCAAATAATGCCACTTCCTCTTGCATAGAACGGAGTCTAATGCTTGCAAATTGACCCTTAATTTGTTGGGCGGTAGCGGTTTCGCTTGCTTGTGACGCACCCCTCAAAATGTCCGACAAACCCGTGATTTCATAGATTTGTTGCTTAATTTCTTGTCTTGCTCGGTAGCATTGGAGCAAAGCATTGGCTAAAGTATCCAAAGGCAATAGGTCAATTGCACCCTTTAAACCGCCTTTTTCGCTAAACGCCATCCACTTATCAACGGGAATCAATGTGTTGTTGTCACCCTCGGTCAACAATCGTTGCAATGCGGGCACGCTTGAGTCGTAGACACCACGAACACGCAAAGACTTAACCAAACCATCAATACGGTCACTCAAGATGTCCAACTCGTTGGCTTGGTCTTGATAGAGTACGAAATCTGGCACGGGCACAAGGCTATCACTTGTCATCGTTGCATACAAAGGCTTGCAACATGGAAAGAATTGCTCTAGCTCTAACGGATCATCCCGTACATCAATAAACTTGTTGCCTTGTTTGCTGAACCAATAGACCTTGGCGGTTTCTTTGTCCCACAACTCGCAAATCTTTGCCCGTGTGTATTCTCTTTGATTGCTTGCGTAGTTTGACAAGGGATCAGGGCCACTATCCAAGGGGATGTTGCGTGCCGCTTCCTCACCAAAACGCTCAACCAATGCGTCTTTGGTCATGTAAACCCAACGCCATACTTGGGTCACTTCCTCCCATGTACGGGCAACGCTATGGCCGAAATCAGCCCAATGGACGTAATCAGTTGGTGCGCACTCGTACTCAATCTGCTCCATTGGCTCAACTTGACCCGCAGTGTAATCTTTGGTTTCTGCCTCGTCCGTATCTTCGGTGACTTGCAAGCCATCATCGTTTTCGGGGGTTTCGGGCATACCAGGCACTTGGACAACGTGCGGCTCATAACGAACCCATGCCACGCCACGGCCACCCAAGAACCGATCCTCTACGGCATGACGCATCGTGCTTCTAAAGTCGGTGTAATGCTCAATCTCAAAGTCCAATGCACGCTCAACCAATGTTGACGCTACACGGCCAATCGGGTCATTGTCCCCAAACCTTCGGCTTACATCGGCCTTGGGCATCTTGCT